ACTCAACGGCTGAGGTAATAGCCATTATACGATGCCCGCATATGGTGCCCACTACCGGAATCGTACTTGTGACTTACTGATTACAAGTCAGTTGCTCTACCTACTGAGCTAAGTCGGCATTGGTTCTTCAGGGGAGCGATATCACCGAGCAAAGAAGAGTTCCTCCCCCCCCCTCAGAACCGTTTTCGATGATACGATTTAATATTCCAATCGCAACAACACTTTACGTCAAGTTATGTAAATTTATTTATGTGTTTTTATTTTATGCAAACATTTAACTTTCACTTAAAATATACACAACAATATATAAACAAATTTATTTTGAAGGCAATTATTAAATGTCGTTTCTTATATCACACCATAGAAACAACAAAACCCGCTCAATGGCGGGTTCTGGTAAAGTTCATGCGCTTGATTCGCCTCGCGATACAGCTTTGCGAAGCATAGCTGAATTGAAGCAGTTTATTGGCAAAAATGCAATAACTTTTTTATTGGCTTTCTCCGCATAACGCTAATTTCATTGGTATATACAGAATGTGTTCAGCAACACCCAACCATGCATCAATGCGATTTCTGCAAGTTTTCAAGCTCCAGCCAGGGCGATACTTATTTAACTGTTGTGCCATTTTCAGCTTACTCATCCCCCGCCCTTCATATCTTTGTCGGAGGATAAAAATCAATCCTGGGTGTTCTGCCAGCACTTCACTAATCACACGATCAATGCATAACGCCTCTGCATCATTACAATGCACCAGCCAGCTTTTTTGCTTACCGTTGATCATATCCCGCAAAAAAGCCTCAAGTTCAGGTTTGTCCAGACCTGCTTTTTTCATCCTCCGGAGCGCCTCGTTAATTGCCGTTTTTGTCAGCTTTTTAGAGGTCAGCAACTGGTTGAACATATTTCCCGTCTTACCGCCGCCAATATACGACCAGCGCCCCCACATGCGCAGTTTGCCCTGAATCCAGACACTTTCCAGCGTGGCGAGACGAAGGTGTTCTCCGCTTTTTCCTGTATTCGTTGGGTAAATCACAAATATCCCTCCTTTCTCCAGATTTCTTGTGTGCGAAAAACACCTTCTGCATGCATCAGGCGCAATTCTTCTTTGGTGTAATCGCTGGTTTTTACCCGCCCGTCGATTAAATCGTGGCATGAGCTACAGGCAATTGCCGCCTGCATATCGTGTGGTTTTGTCGCTGTTCCACACGTCCCCGCCAGCCTGTAATGCGCCAGCACAGAAGTTTCGGGATTGTGATTGCAGTAGCCAGGAATTCTGACGGTGCACATCTGCCCCCGCGCCGCTTTACGTAAATCCACCATTACGCAAACTCCAGTAACTGCGCGGCCACATTTTCGACTTCCTCCGGAGAGGAAAATTTACGGAACAGGATCCAGTTCCACAGCACATTCAGTACAGATTTATAAACCTGCTGAAACTCGGTTTCGTCCATGTTCGCAAATGCGATAGATTTTGCCCTGGGCCCACGACTACCATCAGGATAAATATGCTCGGTGTAAAATCCGGCCTGAATGGTTACCCACTCGCGGAAAGCGTCAAACGACTTTAGCAATGCCGCATCCCGGGTTCTGCATGTCGCAACTGTATTAAGGTATTGCTCTGTGGCATCACTCAGGGCTGGAGTGTGTTCCCGACCAACTGATTCGCACAGATACTCAACGAAACCGGACAGCAGTTCTCGTTCGCGAGGCGTGATCGCCCCACCGACCGGAGTCCAGTAATCGAATCCCAGTTGCAGGAGTTTGAAAAAACGCTTGTGGAATGCGTAGTTACGAACGCGCTTAAAATCAGCGTGTATCCACTCGCCTATTTTGATTTGATGCAGAAAATCACAACTCTCCGGCGTCGCCGGGAGAAGTAAACCAGAAGAAGTTTGTTTGACCAGTTGTATATGCGCCATTGCTATCTCCAATGGCGCTGTAGGTTGCCAGTTGTTCAGGCTGGCTTACGAATTATAACTCATTCCCGAACCACCTTGAAACCGAGCCTTTCCAGGTATTCAATGAATGCCTCGATAGATAAAATCACATGATCATCAGGAATTAACGTTGTGTAGATAACGTCTCCATTCTCAACGCGCACAGCATAGAGGCCATTTTCACTAAAAATTTCACGCAATTCTTCGATTTTCATCAACAGAATCCTTCCAGATAAATAGCACTCCCCTGTTCGGGGTCCATCCCTCTTCTCCCTGCGCGCTAATTAAGTGAATCGATTCTAGTCAGGCATACCAGCTAATCAACAAACCCTGGTCGGTTAAATAGAAGGATTGGCTAAAATTTCCCCATTAAAATAAAAAACCCGCCGAAGCGGGTTACGTGCGGGTGCGTTGAGGATGCCTGCCACATAAGAGGTGGCGAGGGATTTCTCCCTCGCCTGGTCTCTTACTCCTCAGGTTCGTAAGCTGTGAAGACAGCGACCTCCGTCTGGCCGGTTCGGATTCGTACCTCGCAGAGGTCTTTCCTCGTTACCAGTGCCGTCACTATGACGGTTAAACAGATGACGATAAGGGCGATTAACATCGCCTTTTGCTGCTTCATAGCCTGCTTCTCCTTGCCTTTCGGCACGTAAGAGGCTAACCTACATGTGTTCAGCATGGATTGAGCCTCAGATTAATGTTAAGCGTCTTGCAGGACGCGTAATGTTAACTGGGGCTTTTCTCTATCTGCCTTTTGGTGTTCATGCCTGAGACAGATAGCCTCAAGCACCCGCAGCAATTCTACTTATGACGCAATTTAATGACAACAACTCTACAGCGGTAGTGTGTTTAACTATTGACATTGATTAACTCATTATTCAAAATTTTTGCGTACGCATTAATGATTTTGTGTCGTTGTTGTGATGGTAAAAAAATCACAAACGATCTAACAATAACATAGGTGATATTTTCAATATGGAAATTAAGCAAGTTATCGTTCATGAACTAATTAAAGAAGCAAAAAAGGATTTTGATTTTTCTAAGCCGTATCAGCTTAGATCCACTCCTCTCGATAAAACCAATCCAATTGTTATAAAACTTATTCAAGACATTTCATCTTTATATGGAACCAAAGGCAATTCTGCACATTATGGCGTTTTTAAAGAGGAGAAAACAGAACAAGGGCCTGTGCCATCAATATTTGAAGAGTATTCTCAGTCAGAGGATAACATTAATGAAAAGTTTGTGCCTTTTTCTATTGAAGTGATGAAGCAACTTGTAAAAAAAGCCAAAGAAGAACCTTGGTCATCTGGTGGTTTTATTGTGTTTTGTGACTATATTGTAAATAACAATAAATTCTTTTTAATTGCAATGATTAAAAAGAAAAATGGTGTTACTATCAGCAACAAACTCGAACCTGAAGAAATGATCCATTTGGATCTATCCAAAATACACCAAGCAGCAAGAATAAATTTCAATCTCTACCAACAATATAAAACTGCTGATGAGTCTGAAAAAATTGACTTAAGTTATCTAAGTTTCGTAAGTAAAGGAGTGGGTCAATCCACATCAGCATATTTTATTGCAGCAATAGGATGCGACAAATCACTTGCAGCAGCAAAAGCCACAAAAAAACTACCAACTGTCGCAAAACAATTTTTTAACCAAAAACCAGAACTTAAAGCATGTGCCAATAGATTTAAATATGACGTTATTGCATATTTAGACACACAAGCAGCTAAAAATTTGTCAGCCCGATTGAGTGATATTGAAGTAATTGCAGCACGTCACATGACAAATTTAGATGAGTCTACCAAAGAATCTTACACTCACGAATTAATTCTTTTTTTAAATAGTGAAAATGTGAGAATTCCAACTGAATTTGTTATCAGTAAACGGGCGTTGAAAGACATTAAAAACATCACCTTTAAGACTGATGAGATTGGATTTAATTTTGACAAGTCTCTCCTTGGAGTGACAGCTGATGATGATGTGTGGTACGATGAAACAACTGGAAGATTATCATTTACAAACTTACCAGCTGAATTTAAGGCTAAACTAAGCGCTGTGGTAAAAGAAAATTTAAAACTAAGGGATAGTGGAAAAGAAAATGGCTAATTTATCAACGGTTGTAGATTTTTATAGAGCATCATCGAAGCCCCAATTCGACGGACGTTCTTTTTCTGCAACTGTTGAAATAAATAATAACAATCAACGTTTGGTAAACTTGTTAGTAAATTCACATAAAGCCTACGGTTATTTTGAAGATGTTGATATTAATAATGAGTTCATTGACGAAGACGATTTAAAATCACACCCAATTAAAATTGGAGATAAATTCTCATACACTTACATATCCCCTAAAAATGGAGCAGAACGTTTCTATAACTCAATTCAAGAGTTCCTTTGTATAAACTCACTCAAGAAAGGTGTAATTCCTAAAGAGTATTACATAATCGATGAGGATTTTCATCCGTCTGATTCAAGTAAACCGGACGAAATTATAAAAATCGAGAAAATTTGTGCAATTATTTCTTCCCTGGCTGAGATTGCGCACTTTCACGATACAAAATCGGAATCTTCAAATTATCGTTTAGTTTTCGTGAAAGATTCTGACGCAAAATCAACATCTATTATTTTAGAAACGTGCATTACACCTAAGATGCTCAATATAAATGACATTGATGATGCTATCATCAAGAGTCTTTTAGATGTAAAAAACGCCCAAATCCCCCATCAAGCAGAAAAAACAGGTATTTTCAGGAATACCATAGTGGAGTTTATTCTCGATAACAAATATGATTTTGAAAACCTAATTTGCCATTGGGATAAATTTGTAAAGCTATTTGAAAATAATTTATCCACGTATATGAGTGGTTTTTCATTCCATAAGGCACGAAAAGAAATTGCGAAGTCTGAAGCAGAGTTTGCTGAAAAAATCTCAAAACTTATTACTGATTTGACGACAAAAGTATTATCAATCCCTGTGTCTTTACTGGCATCCTTCGGGATTATAAAACTAACATCAAGATCTGAAATGTTACTCGTTTTATTAGGTGTATTGTTAAGCTCACTTATTTTATATATGGTATTACTCAATCAGGATAAACAATTAAAACATATTTACCATGCTAAAGATATAGCATTTATGCCTTTTCTAAAAAACAATGAAAATTATCCAGAAGACCTTAAGAAGGACATTAATGAGGCTTTATATGAACTATCAAAGAGCCAAACCAAATGTGATAATACAATAAAGTTATTTATGTATTTGGCTTGGCTACCAAGTTCTATTGCAGCAGGAATATTTCTTGCGAAGATTTTTATTTAGCTCTAACAGTTAGAGCATTAATACTCCCTCCAATACTCCCATCACTGCTTGTATTTTTTTTCTAATAGTCCCATCCGCACATTTCTTTCTTTTTGCGATCTTTCTCAAAGAAACGCCTATTACAAAGTGGGCAACAATTAACTCATATTCATCTATTTTATATTGTCTGAGTCTCAATATCCACTCATCAATCACTCGCCCTTCATCATCGCTGCTCTGGCGACGCAATTTTTTACCATGAGGCACAACATCTTTATATTTATCAGCCACTTGCTGCCAGTTGATAGAACTATTTCCAGCTACAGCCCAAGCTCCCCAACAGTCCAAAATATCATATATATTAGCATTGCTATCCACCTGTTTTTTATATTCTTTTTTGAAGCGAGCAAGAAGCATCCTGGCCATCGTTATTATTTCTATACTTGTAACTGATTCATAAGCATCAGGAGAAATAATCCTCCCATCACTTAATGCCCTTTCACTAAGATTTGCTATTTCCAATAATCGTTCTTTAGTTATTTCCATTATTATCTCCACCGCCCTTTCGGGCAGCCTCCTGATGATTTGAGGGTGCAGGAATTCCTCCGGTTAAGGACTCTATTTTATTCACAGTGCTGAATTTAATTATTCAGATTTGGATTATGCTTTCTCTTTCACTTCACCAAGTTCCGATTGTTAATTTGGCTCACAACATCACCTTCTGAAAATTACCCTGATAGAACGCCAGCACACGCTGCATAACCTTGCTTTTCCGGCACTCGCGACAGATTATGTTCTGGCTCCTGTCGTAGCGGCGTATTTCTCCGCCTGGTAATGACCAGATAAGGTCCGGATCAACCACAGATAGTTTCTTCACCTTTGCCCTAGATAGTTTTTTGCGGGCATTTTGCCAATCCTTACGAGCCTGTTCAGACGGGAATAACCCGTAACCAGAGTTGTATACATCGCCACTGGCAACCAGCTCTCTGGCGAGAACGCTCATCAGATATCTTGTCGCACCTGTCTTGGCTTCCAGTTGCCGTAACGTCTCGCGCCCACTCCGGCGTACTAGCTCAACAACCTGCCCTTTAATTTTTTCCCGCTCTTCTTGTGTAAATACTTTTGCCATAAGCGCCTCCGGCAATCACTTTTCCGATACAACACGGCGGGAAGAATCAGTAATCTGTCGAACAATATCCCGGTGCTTGTTCAGCTCCCGCAGCGCGGCGCAGACTCGCTCCCACTTCTGGACATGATTTTTCGCCCGACGCAGTTCGCGGTTTGCCATATGCAGCGATGGCAAAATCAGGTCATCAGCTCGCGTTTCAGTAAACGATGGCAGCGACTGCACAATGTCCGCCACAGTCTCTGTTTTAATATCTTCCTGTGTTGCAGCTTCCTGTACTGGTAACGCAACGCATGCAGGCTGAGGAAAGGCTTTACCATCAGTTTCCGCTACCGATGCTGCTTTCGGCTCTGCTGGTAAATTATCGCCCGGCATACAGTAACGAAATTTACCGTCCTGATTAGCACGAATCAGACGGCCTTTGCTGATTGCCATTGCCAGCGTTGAAGCCACTTTGCGGGATGTTGTACCGAACAGCGTAGCCAGTTCATCCGCCGTTTGTGGTCCGCGTTGTTCAATCGTCGCGGTTAAATCGCACTCTGAGATTTTCGCTACTGTCGCCGTGGTGGTTTCTTCCGGCTGTTCTTCTGGCGCTGGCTGTTCCTGCTGAACGTTGTTATCAACCACACGCCAGGTGTATACGCTTTTATCAACGAAGCCAGCCTTTTTCAGTTCCCACAGCTCGTTCAGTACTTCTTCACGACTGATATCAAGTCGCGCAGCCAGCTCTACCGACGTGGCTTTTCCCATCGCTTTCAGTGCGTCAAAAACAGTCTCCATAAATTTCCTCCCGGTAAAAATTACTTTTCAATACCTGGCTGACCAACATTCGGGCGCCAGCTCTCCCAGTTAAAATTCACCCAGCGCCCGCCGTTCATGGTCATGCGATCCATAATCCGCTCGCCGAGCAATGTTTTCATGGCCTCATAGTTCAGGTTTGTCAGCATTCCCACGCTACGCATCGACGCTGTCCGTCGATCAATAATCTGGTGCAGTACCACCTGCTCGTTTTTCGTCTCGCGCTGAATGCCAATTTCATCAAGAACCAGCAGATCCACTTCGCACAGTTCCCGCAAAAATTTTTCGCCTGACTGCCCGTCGTCATAGCTGGCGTGCAGGGCGCTCATAACATCAGCCACGGTAACCACAATCACTGTCTGACCGTCTTTCAGCAGGCGATTCCCGATAGCTGCCGCTAAGTGATTCTTCCCGGTACCAGGTTTTCCGCTGAACGCAAAATTTGTACACCCGGTCATCAGTTCATCGGCGATGGATTTCGCCTGGCTTAACGCGTATCGCTGGCCGTCGTTCTGCACCTGGTAATTCGCAAACGAGCATTTACGGTGCAACGGCTGGATGCCTGAGCGATTCAGAATTTTTTCCACCCGCAACTGACGATTCAGGCGGTTGATCTCCTCGCTACGTTTCTGGCCTTCAGCAAGTTGCCACTCGCGCCACTCCGCAACCGTTCTGAATGGGGCGGTTACATGTGGTGGGGCCAGTCTGCGGATACGCTCCAGAACGCCTCCTGTCGCAATATTTTTCATGGTCTGTTACCCCCTGAAGCCTGGCGGGATCGCACTGTCCGGCAACGAGACGGTGTTAACCTGTCGGAGCAACGTCTCAGGCCGAACACCTTTCGGCGCGAACAGGCCCTGGTATTCATTGGCGATGCTGTGTCGAATCACCTGCTCAGGTGTAAAACCCTGCTGACGGAATTTTTCCAGTTCCCGTATCGCCCCGTTAGCGCCCTGCTCCGTTCGAATCGGTTTTCGCAATGCCTGTCTGAACCGGACCCACTCATGCCAGAGTGTTTCCGGCAACCAGTCGGGCAGATCAACAGACAACGGGTCAAATTTTTTCTGGCGAACAGCCCCACCGATAACCAGAATTCCCTGCTCGGTGTGCCTTGCGATATCACTGCGCCGCAAGACACATATCCCGGTTTCAACAGCACCGATTTTGAGCAGTGATTTCTGTCGCGGAGAATTTCGGTCAAGCTCGATCCCACACCGAACACCGTTCCTGTCAGTCACGACGATATCAATCCGCCCTCCGCAGCCGTCACCACGCTCTGGCACCGGATACTCACGACAGACATCCAGGCCAGCAGCCTGCAACGCAACCACCGCAGAATTACAAAATTCCGCTGCAGTACCGCCAGATAATCTCCCCTCAAGCACTCCAGCCACAAAATCCCGGAACTCCCTTCCGGAAGGGAAGGGTTTGGGATGGGTTAGATCAGTATTTAGATCTTCCTCTTCCTCTTCCTCTTCCTCTGGTAACGCTTTTTGATCCGTTTGTGTAACGCCGACAGCGTTACCTTTTCGTTTCAGTTCACGTATTTTTGTAACTCGCTCGTTTGTAACCGCCCGTTTTTTAGAGCTTTTTCCGTTATGGCGTTCAAAGTTAGGTAGAGAAAGCCCAACGTCATTTTCGACCAGCCATCCAACCTGAATTAACGCATCAGCAAAACCAGCCATAAAAGTGATGCGATCTATTGCACTTTTTGTAACGCCGCGAGTGTTACAATCTGCATTACCGTCTATCATTTGTTGATCCGCCCATGCCCAGAAGCGAATAACCTTCCCTAATGCGGCATCTGGATCAATATTCAGAATCTCAGCAAGCCTGAATATTTCCGGCTTATCCGGCGTAATAACCTCTAGCTTTATCCAGTTTGAAGCCATTTGTTTTCACCTTGTAACGCTCGCAGCGTTACATTTAACTGATACCGAACAAAACAATCCGGCACGATTAATTTCAATCAATGCACTACAACAGAATCGTCGGACGCTCCACCACCGCTGAAATGTGCTTTCCGGTAAACGGCCTGGACTGCATCATCATGCGCATCAATTGCCGTACTCAACGCTTCCTGCGCCGCCAGTAATGCACGGCGTTCCAGGGTATCGAAGATGCAGAGTCGATGACGCAGCGCGCGCGGAAGAATTGCCAGAACCGCAGGGATCAGTTTCTGAATTTTTTCCCTTTGCGCTTTCGTTTCACCTTTCAACCAACGGTGATAGATATTCTGCTGATTGTTCCAGTCCTTGCCTGGTACCAGAGGCAATTCACCGCCCCCCCCCTGGCGCAGATATTCTTCAGTAATTGCGTTAGCGACCCACACCTGCCCTTTTTCGGCTGCCAGGGCTAACAGCACTGATTCGATGTGCTCATGCCTGATTTTCATGAATCAACTCCTGTGCATTTTGTGTGTTAGCCTTACATCCAACAGGTAAACCGTCGGTTGGATTAGGGTAAATGTCTGGTCGAAGCTCATGGGGTGTAACCTCGAAATTCGTTACTTCAGCAACACGTAATGCTTTTTCAGGGCTGAATCTTTCATAGCCCCCCAGCACTCGACTTACATGCACCTGAGATAAACCCGTTAGCTTCCCAAACTGTAGCTGGGTGATGTGTTTCTCTTTTAAATAGTCTCTTAAGTTCATAGCCAACCTTCTACGTTATGCCTCGAACAAATATTAGCTCTGCTAATTTTAAAGATCAATAGCCAGACTATCTTTGATAATATTGGTAAAACAAATAAACTCTATGTATGAAAAAAACACGCGAAGTGATTGCAACTCCAGAAGCGAGCAAGAATTTAAAAGCCGCATGGAATGCAAGAAAAAAAGAGCTGAAGCTGACTCAAGAGCTGGCGGCAGAGTTGTTGGGATTCGAATCTCAAGGCACCGTTAGCCAGTATCTGAACGGCAAGATACCGGTAAATACCGACGCTGCGCTAAAATTTGCGGCTCTGTTAAAGGTAAAACCAGAGGACATTCGAGAAGACCTTAAAGACTTAATGAATTATGTAAGATCATCAGATACTTATGATGATAGCTTTTCAGGCAAAGGATGGAGGCTGATCAATGAAGAACAGGCAGAGTTACTTAACCTCTTCGAGATTCTACCTGCGTCAGAAAAAGCCAAACTCCTTAACCAGCTACGTGGACTAAACAAGCTCTACGAGGAAGCCTTCGAGAACATGCTGGCACTAAAGAAACGTAACCAGTAGCCACTGCTCACTACCCCATCCACAACAAAAAAACCGACGTCTTAGTCGGTTTTTTTGTGCCATAACTTCCGCAAATCAGCTGTATAACCAATATTTTTCCCTTGAAAAAACATTAACATAGTTACTAAATCAAAAATATCATACGGCTTACTGTTGACTTAAAATATCCGCGTTACTAATATTTATATCAAGAATAGCACGGCGCTGTAGGTTTTAGTTCCGCCACCCGGCGTTAAGGGGAAATGAGGTCAACATGGATACTATCGATCTTGGCAATAACGAATCCCTGGTGTGCGGCGTGTTCCCCAACCAAGATGGAACGTTCACCGCCATGACTTATACCAAAAGCAAGACATTCAAAACTGAAACGGGCGCACGTCGCTGGCTTGCCAGAAATACTTGCTAATCCATTATTTGGATTAATTCAATATTCTCGCTGTAGGTGTATAGCCGAGGCCACCAAAGCCCGGAGGTGGTGAAATAAAACCGGGCGCAACACGAAGGCGCATTTCCGATATCCATAAAGAGTCGGTTTTGTCTGTTAAATTTAAATGGTGGGAGTGCGCCTCCGGTTGTAAATAACGACATTGCTGTGTGTAGTCTTGGCGGCATCAGTTTTTTCTTGAAGTTCGGCTGATGTCCGCCCCTTTTTAAAGTGAATTTTGTGATGCGGTGAATGCGGCTAAGCGCACGCGGAACAGTTAAAACCATCAGTGTTATGGGTGGATTATCCGGCGTTAATTGTTAACTGGTTAACGTCACCTGGAGGCACCAGGCACCGCATCAACAAAGTTCATTTGTAAAAATGGAGATAATTATGATTGCACATCACTTCGGAACTGATGAAATACCACGTCAGTGTGTGACTCCTGGTGATTATGTTCTTCATAACGGCCGGACATATATTGCCTCGGCAAACAATATTAAAAAGCGAAAACTTTATATTCGTAACCTGACCACAAAAACATGCATTACTGACTGCATGATTAAAGTCTTCCTCGGTCGTGATGGTTTACCTGTAAAGGCGGAGTCATGGTAATGACTAAGAAAATAAAATGTGCTTATCACCTTTGCAATAAAGAAATTGAAGAAAGCAAAATCATTACAAGACCACTTCATTTCATGCGTGGAGTTATACCAACGACGGAAATGAAAAAATATTGTAGTGAAAGTTGTGCCGAAAAAGACCAGATGGCACACGAACTTTAATTAACTGACTATCCGAAACTGAATTTATGCCAGCAATGGCAGGGATTCGCTCAACCTTAATTAAGGAGAAAAACATGATTACCAGTTATGAAGCCACTGTTGTTACTACTGATGACATTGTTCACGAAGTCAGCCTGGAAGGAAAGCGTATTGGCTACGTGATTAAAACAGAAAATAAAGAAACCCCTTTCACTGTGGTTGATATCGACGGTCCATCAGGCAACGTTAAAACACTTAACGAAGGCGTCAAAAAAATGTGCCTGGTGCATATCGGAAAGAATCTGCCCGCAGAAAAAAAAGCCGAATTTCTGGCAACTCTGATTGCAATGAAATCAAAGGGTGAAATCTGAAAAAAAAGAAAGCCTGCACACTGTGCAGGCCTGAGTGAAGAACCTGGGACATTTATTCATCACTCGCAGTAATTTTAATCTGAGTTGAGGTTAAAAAACAATGAGCACAAAACCACTCTTCCTTTTACGGAAAGCGAAAAAATCATCCGGTGAACCTGACGTCGTCCTGTGGGCAAGCGACGATTTTGAATCAACCTGTGCCACTCTGGACTACCTGATCGTTAAGTCAGGTAAAAAACTGAGCAACTATTTTAAAGCTGTTGCCACAAATTTTCCTGTCGTTAATGAACTTCCCCCTGAAGGTGAGATCGATTTTACCTGGTGTGAACGCTATCAACTCAGCAAAGACTCCATGACCTGGGAACTAAAACCGGGAGCAGCGCCAGACGACGTTCACCATCAGGAGGATGCACAGGAAACCGAAGAACCGACGGGAGGCCAGGAAGAAAACGCGCAGGCAGACGCCCACGAGGATTGCCAGGATTGCGAAGTCTCTGTAGCCACTTTGCGGTTCACACAGCGTCTTCTGCACATTTTTACGTATGCAGCCGGGGATCGAAAATACCTGCATCATGCCACCCGTGAACAACGCAAACACATTACTGCTCTTGAGATGGATCAGGAAAACAGCTATGTCCAGAATCTGCTGTTGGCCATACGCAGCATGGCAGAACCGACAACTCTGGATAATGCCGCCCTGCTCCGCCTGACTGATGCAATTAAGGCAGTGTTCTCTATCACGAAAAAACATCAGCCCTATGAATTTAAGAATTTCATTTCAGCCTGGCTGGATACCGAACACATTGATCGCGGTCTTCTGACAAAAGAATGGCGAAAAGGGAATCGTGTTTCACGCATCACTCGCACGGCTTCCGGTGCTAATGCTGGCGGCGGGAACCTCACCGATCGCGGCGAAGGTTTCGTCCACGATCTGACGTCACTGGCGCGCGATGTAGCCACTGGCGTACTGGCCCGTTCAATGGACGTGGACATCTATAACCTTCATCCGGCACACGCTAAACGCATTGAGGAAATTATCGCTGAAAATAAACCGCCCTTTTCTGTTTTCCGCGACAAATTCATCACCATGCCTGGCGGGCTGGATTATTCCCGCGCCATCGTGGTTGCGTCCGTGAAAGAAGCACCAATAGGGATCGAGGTCATCCCCGCACACGTCACTGAATATCTGAACAAAGTACTGACTGAAACCGATCATGCCAACCCTGATCCGGAAATCGTGGATATTGCCTGCGGTCGTTCCTCTGCCCCGATGCCGCAGCGTGTAACAGAAGAAGAAAAACAGGATGATGAAGAAAAACTGCAACCATCTTGCGCAATGGCAGATGAACAGGCAACGGCTGAAACAGTGGAACCGGATGCAACTGAACATCATCAGGACACGCAGCCGCTGGATGCTCAGTCACAGGTAAATTCTGTTGATGCGAAATATCAGGAACTGCGGGCAGAACTCCATGAAGCCCGGAAAAACATTCCATCAAAAAATCCTGTCGATGCCGATAAATTACTTGCTGCATCACGTGGTGAATTTGTTGACGGAATTAGCGACCCGAACGATCCGAAATGGGTTAAGGGGATCCAGACTCGCGATTCTGTGTACCAGAACCAGCCAGAAACGGGAAAAACCAGCCCGGATGTGAAACAACCTGAGCCAGTAGTGCAACAGGAACCGGAAATAGTCTGCAATGCCTGCGGTCAGACTGGCGGAGATAACTGCCCTGACTGTGGGGCGGTGATGGGCGACGCAACATACCAGGAAACATTCGATGAAGAGAATCAGGTTGAAGCTAAGGAAAAAGATCCGGTGGAAATGGAAGGCGCTGAACATCCGCACAATGAGAATGCTGGCAGCGATCCGCATCGTGATTGCAGTGATGAAACTGGTGAAGCGTCAGCTCCTGTAGCAACTGAAATCATGTGGCCGTCATATTTCGAGCCTGGCCGCTATGAAAACCTCCCGAACGAGGTTTATCACTCCGCCAACGGAATAAGCAGCACGATGCTGAAGGATGCCCGTATCAGCCTGATGTATTACCACGGACGGCACATTGCCGGAACTATTCCGAACGAGGAAAGTGATGCACTGCTGCGTGGGCGGATCATTCACAGCTATGTTCTGGAAACGGATAAATTCGCTGATGAATATGCCATTCCGGTACCGGTTCCTGAATATGTGGTTACTACTTCTAGCGAACTGATCGCCATCATTAAAAAACACAATGCCAGTCTGCCAGCACTGATGACACCAGAGCAGATGAAAGAGTGGATCGAAAGCTACAACAGCACTCTTATACAGCCACTGTCTGTAAGTGCCGGGGCCGAAGAAACAGGCATCCTTTACGGTTCGCTTCCGGTGGAGTTTCGGCGTATTCCTGAGGGGGAAAAACACACAGCATCAGCAATGAAAGCCTGTATTAAAGAATACAACGCAAGCCTCCCTCCTCTGTTGAAAACCAGTGGAGCACGGGAGCAGCTTCTGGATCAAATTGAAACTGTAGACCCAGAACTGGCAAAAAAAGAACGTGCTAAATCTTTGCCTTACAACATCAGTGGCACAAAAGAGCAATTAACCGAAATCGCACGGAAAATTCGCCCGGAACTGGTGACACTGGAGGACTGGCAAAAACGCCAGCAAGAAGAAAATGCCGGGAAAACGTTTATCAGTCCGGATATGTATGAACAGGCAAAAAATATTCACGCGGCACTGCAAAACAATACCGATGCAGCAAGGCTACTCAACCACCCGGATCGCAAATCTGAAATCAGCTATTTCGGGTTTGATGAAGAAACCGGGCTGGAAATCAGGGTCCGTCCTGATATCGAAATCCGGCTGCCATACGAAAGCATTTGCGCTGACGTGAAGTCAGTCAGCCTCGGTTATGTGCGACAGGAACGACTTAAAGATCGCCTGCACCGTGAAATTATTGAGCGTGATTATCACCTCAGCGCCGCAATGTATTGCGATGTGGCAAACCTGGACAAATTTTTCTGGATCTTCGTCAACAAAGATGCTGGCTATCACTGGGTGGTAGTCGTGGAAGCCTCGCAGGAACTCCTGGAACTTGGTCGACAGGAATATCGCCGGACGCTACGCCAGATAAACGAAGCCATGGAGACAAACAACTGGCCAGCACCGATTACCGAAAGTTATACAGATCGGAAGAGCGTCGTGTAGGGAAAGAGTGTAGATCTCG